CAACAATGGGCGTCTAGTGGTGCTGAAAGTGGGGCTATTGCTGCCTCCATTAAAACTGCGGTCACTGTGGCGAAGGAATTTGGGGCAGTTTTAGTACAGGTTGTCGGGATTCTGGGAGCTGTGGGGCAGGCCGCTAGCCAGGCTGGTGGCGGTGGGCTTACAGCATTAGCTGGCATTTTGCGAAATGTTAATGCCGCTATGTCGTCTGTCGGGGCACAGCGCGCGATGATTACAGTGTTCGCGGCTGCCCGTGAGGCTGTAGCGGCACTAATGCCGGGTATCTCCGCAATTGGAGATGCTTTTGCTGCGTTAGCTCCGACGCTTGGCGTAATTTTGCCGCAGGCTGGTAGGACGTTGTCGACTGCGTTTAGCGCGTTGGCTGCTGCGATTTCGCATCCGGCATTCCAGTCAGGGCTGGTTAGCTTCTTTGATGGAGTGAACAAGGCCGTTCAGGCACTCGCGCCATCTATGCCCGCGTTGGGTGCAGCATTCGGTGCGCTGGCTACAACAGCCGGGCAGCTGCTAGCCCGGCTGGGGCCACTAGCAGCCCAACTGATTAATGGCTTAGCGCCGATTATTCAGAAGCTGTCCCCGATGCTAGAGCCGCTGATCACTACGTTAGGTGGGGCACTGCTGCAGATCCTGCAGACATTAACGCCGGTGATCGATCAGCTGATTACGCAGCTATTGCCGCCAATTATTGATGTGGTGACTCAGATTATTCCTCTGATCCCGCAACTAGTCGAGGCGTTAGCTCCGCTGATTAGCGCGCTAGCAGAGTCCTTGGGGACAACATTGCAGGCGCTGTTGCCGTCAATTCAGGTCATTGTGCAGGAACTATTACCGCCATTAATTGCGTTATTGGCGCAGATTGTGCCCCCACTGGCCGAGGTTATTGCGAAATCTGCTGAGTTTACTGCTTTGCTGTTAGAGCAGCTGGGGCCAGCACTGGAGGCTCTGGCTCCACTGGTGCAGATCACGTTTGAGGCTATTGGCACTATTATCAGTACAGCGTTAGAGCTGATTGGAACCACACTGACGGCGTGGTTGCAGATCCTGCAGGGGGACTGGTCAGGTGCGTGGGAAACTATCCGTAGTGGGACACTATCTGTTTGGGATAGTCTTTGCACCTCGGCAGCTACAATCGGGAGCCAGATAGTAGAGCTATGGCGGGCATCGCTGAATGCTCAAGTGGCTGCTGCCCGCTCTGGATGGCAGCTGATCGTGCAGGTGCATGTGTCTGCCTGGAACACGCTGCGTTCTGGCTGCTCTGCCTTGTGGGCTTCTATGCAATCAGCTGTTTCCTCAGCTATGGCGTCAATCAGTTCATTTATCAGTTCTGGCTGGAATACCGCCAAGCAAATCACGGTGTCTGCATGGAACTCGATGCGATCAGCTGTTTCCTCAGGCGTGTCATCTGCAGTCTCTCTAGTCTCATCTCTGCCCAGCAAGGCAGCAGGCGCGCTAGGCGGTGTAGGAGGCATATTGGTGGGTGCAGGTCGGTCCCTGATTCAGGGGTTTATCAACGGTATTTCCTCCATGATCGGTGCAGTTAAATCTAAACTGTCATCGCTGACTGCGATGCTGCCTTCATGGAAAGGGCCTGCAGCTAGAGACGCGGTTATTTTGCGGCCTGCTGGTCGGCTCGTACTAGATGGGTTTATTCGTGGTTTAGACGACCGCAGCGGTGCTGTGCAGCGCGCACTGGGGTCGCTCACCAACTCATTGAGCGGACAGGTAGAGCTAACTGCAGCACGCTCGCCTCAAACCGGGGCAATCCGGTTCACTGAGACGGATAAGGCTGACTATGGCTATAGAGACCAGCCAGTAGTGCTAAATCTGGTCGATAGCGATGGGGTCTTGCTAGGCACGATCAAATCGCAAGTAGCCCAAGCAACTGCCCCCGTGGCGCGTACAGCGCTGCGTGAGCTGCGTGGAATCAGGTAATACCTATACAGAAGGAAATCATGGCTGAAACTAAGTGGGGTGCTAGCTCTGGTGAGCTACGGCTGGGCATAGAGGTGCGGCAAACTCCCGCGAGTGTAACAGCTGACACGAAGCAGGTCACTCTAGAGGTGATCTACTACGCCCAGGCCACAGGTTATGGCCATGATTTCAGGGGCGCGACTGTTACCCTGTCAGGACAAATTAGCGGCTCTGTGAGCTACGATTTCTATTCTGCCTGGAACTCTTGGCAGTGGAAAGAGCTAACTCGCCGTACTATCACCGTGCCAACAAAGGTAGGCGAAACTGTATGGTGTAGGTTTGATGCGGTCTCATCGCGTATCTGGAATGGAGGGGCGCCGTCAGTCTCATACTGGTATGCGGTGAAGCCTATCCCCATGTCATGGCCTAACACCCCTACCAACGTGACTGCTGTGTTCGCAGATTCCGGCATGCGCGTCACGTGGCAACTCACTCCTACTAAGGAGCGGCCAGTCGACCGTGTAACGGTAGACAGGTACACGATTAAGGACACCGCAGGTACACGCCTATCTACACTAACTGGGGCTGCCACTAGCTGGGTAGATACGGCTGTTCCAGTAAATGAGCGGATTGAGTATCGTGTCCGGGCTTGGAACTCAATTGAGGCATCATACGCGGGTAAATCTGCGTATGTTTACTCTAGGCCTGCTGCCCCTGTAAATGTGCATGCAGCCAGGGTGGGTAACAGTGTAGAGGTCACCTGGACACCGTCTACCCCATATAGCGCAGCCCATAGGGTGTACGACGGCGAAACGCTACTAGCTGAGCTGCCAGGTGGCACAAATACGTACCGGCACACTCCCGCCGATAAGGTGGGTACTCACACCTACACTCTGAAGGCTGTATCCCCGACAGGGCTAGTATCAGCAGCTGCAATTTCAAACTCTGTCTCGTTCTTGTCTCCGCCTCAGGCTCCAGATGGCCTATCACCCTCCACTGCACGAGTAGGACAGGTACGTCTGGTATGGACACACAACCCTACCGACGGCTCGCGCCAACGTGCGTACCGTATCGAATGGAGGAATAAAGGCGAAACTAACTGGCGTGTAATAGAGGTAGAAACTGCCACGCAGGCACACGAAATGGCATTTACTGAGCCTGCCTCTATTGAGTGGCGAGTGTACACAAAGGGAGATGCTAGTGAGGGGCCAACTGGTGGCTGGTCGCCTGCATCACTCACCATGCGTACAACCGTAGCTCGCCCACCTGTACTAGTGCGTACTGCCCCGGCTACCCCGGGGGTATGGGAGTCCCCATATGTAGCCATCATGCTGGCATACTCCCAGCCCGATAATGTGCCGATGCTACGAGCACGCAACACGTTGGTAGATGCAGTCACCGGCAAGGCGCTCGAGTTCCAGCCTGGATTAACGCCACAATTCCAGACCCCGTTAGATGACGGGCAAAAGATTCGCGTAATCTCAGTAGCTGTATCACGTGATGAGATCGACTCAGACCCAGTCACCACCGATCTGACTATCCGCTATCCTCAGCCACCTACCCCTGTCATCAGCCCAGTGTGGGATGAAACTGCAGGGGCCGTGATTGTACAGATCACTAACCCAGCACCTGTGCCGCCACAACCAACAGCCACAGCAAACAGGATCTGGCACTCTCTAGACGACGGCCAGACCTGGCAACTGTTAGCTGAAAATGTGCCTCCAAACGGGGCTATCACTGACCACATAGCCCCATCACGAGGAAAAATACTCTACCGAGTACAAGCTTCATCGGCCCTGCCATCATTTGTGACTACCCAGGTCGAATACTCGAGCAACTCAGCCACCGCCTGGCTCAGCGGGGGACCCGGATACTCAACTATCGCCCCGCTACGCTACGATCCCCGACGCACAGAAACCATAGGTCTAACCAACCGCAAAGTACACCGCTTCGCTGGCCGCCAACTAGGGGTAGAAACATCATCCACCCACATCAGCCGGAAAATCTCGTTCACCGCGTCGCTGACAGATATGGATCAAACTGTGCTTGCTGCCCTGAACGCGCTCGCGGTTATGGCTGGCCCACATCTGTGGCGAGATCCTACAGGGCTATACATGTATGCCTCGCTCAGCGATGTCGATCTATCTCGAAATTTAAACGGGGAATGGAGCGTGAGCTTTGATCTAGAAGAGGTAGAAATGCCATGAGTTTGACTGGTCACCGGCAGGGCCGGTTTATCGTAGCCATATTGGATCAGGATGACCGCCCCAAGGGTCCCTTAACGGGGGTCACGGGTGGTTCAGTCCAGCTGTCAGCAACCACGGCTCTGCGAGCTAGCGGGTCGCTAGCACTGGAAGACATCGGCCAGGAAATTGACTGGTTCTCAGATCGCATCAAAATTCGCTACGAATCTAACGCGGGTAGCTGGGACCTGGGTGTTTTCCTGCCATCAGCACCCACCCGCAGCTACACAGCTGATGGGGCCAGTTGGGATGTAGAACTGCTAGGAAAACTAGCAGTGCTAGACCAAGATCGGCTAGCATCCCCGCTCTCTGTGCCGCAAGGAACCTTAGTAACTGAGGCAGTCACAGAATTAATCATGGGTGCGGGCGAAGAACGGTACTCAATTGAAGCCTCTACAGCACGCACCACCAGCACACTCTCATGGGATGCGGGCACATCTAGGCTAAAAGTGATCAACGAGCTGCTGGCAGTAATCAATTACTGGGCACTCACCACCGACGGGGCAGGTGTGTATCAGGCAGCCCCCTATGTGCTGCCTGCTAAACGAGAATCTCAATGGCACTTCAAAGCGGGGACTGATGCAATCCACTCACCAAAATTTGACCGAGATCAAGACCTAGCAGCTATCCCTAACCGCGTACTACTCATCTCCCAGGGCGGCGGCCAAACTCCAGCACTAACCGCTACTGCCTCCAACGAAGACCCAAACAGCCCCTACTCACATATCCGCCGTGGACGGTGGATCGTGCACACTCAAACCGGAGTCGAAGCCACAAACCAAAAAACCCTAAATGACCTAGCCCAACGCAAACTAATCGATCTATCAACCCCATCAGCCAAGCTGACCATCGAGCACCTGCCCCTACCACTCACACCAAACGCAGCAGTAAACTTCACGTCCCAAGGCATAGATACACGAGCCACAATCTCATCTATCACCTACAGCCTAGACCCCACCGCACTCTGCAAAACCACACTCAAAGAAATAGTGGACCTATGACAGATCTGGCAGTCACCGCCGAAATCCTCGCAAACCACGACAGCCGCCTAGACAACGTAGACACACACCTATGGGCTACATGCACAAACATCAACCCCGTAGAAGTCCAGATAGATGGAACAGAATCCCCACTACCAGGCGGAATCGACACTATCGCAGACATCAGCCCAGGACAACGCGTCCTATGCCTACGCATGGGGCGGCGACTGGTAGTCCTAGGCAGCGCTAAAAACCCCAAATAAATTTTAAAAATACACAGCTTCAACCCCCTAACTGCGCTCGCGGTTATGGGGTTGTTTTGTATACGCCCACAGAAAGGAGATTGCAGTGAGTGAACCAATTCGCCCTGAAACCGCTGAACAGGCGGCTGAGCTATTGGCACAGATGACTGAACGCAACCTAGCACAGCAGGAAGGAGCAAGGCAGTGACTTCGCCGAATGACCCTCGTGTTATGGCAGCAATCAATGTTGCCATGAAGGCCATGTACTCAAAGCTCGGTACCGTAGGAGGGGATTGGTGCTGGGCAGCAATCGGCCTGCCGCAGTACGCCGGGCAGGCTTGGTGCGGAGCGTTCCAGGTTTGGGGATACCGACAGGCCGGTGTAGACCTCATGCGGGCCTGCTGGTGGTTGTATGTTCCCTATATCCGTAACTTCGCAATCAAGATCGGAGCATGGAGTGACGAATCCAGCTATGGCGCAAATAGCTGTATGGATTGGCACGATGACGGCATTGCTGACCATGTAGGAGCATCTAACCCAGACCCTGACTCAGATCTATTTAGGCAGATCGAGGGCAATACCTCTATGCGAGGCTCGCAAGACAACGGTAACGGCGTCTTAGAAAAGTATCGCGAGTGGGAAGACATCATGGGCTGGGTAGATATGCGCGTTGTGCTCGCCTGGATGATCGACACCGGTAAATGGGATGGCCGCGTTTCTGCCGTTTCTGCTGTGGACGCCGGTGCGTATGTAGAAACTAACCCTAATGGTTACAACGAAGAATACATCGCGCAGATCCAGCAGGCGCTAGTGTCTAATGGCTATTCTGTAGGGGCTAGCGGCGTAGATGGTATCTGCGGCTGGGATACCTACAAGGCTGTACAGGCATATCAGCGTGACCATGGATTAGAGGTAGACGGAATCCCAGGCCCAGCTACGCGTGCTAGCTTGCTAGGGGCTAAAAAGAGCTTCACCGACATCCGCCCATTGCAGGCGGCATTGCGGGCAACCGCCGACAATATCGCAGGTACAGACACTAGGCTACGTGCACTAGCGGTTTCCTCTGCTAGCGAGTGGGGTGGCGAGACTTTCCCCTGTGGCCTGGTGTTTGCACAGCGAGTCGTAGGTACTACGCCTGATGGTATTTGGGGAGCTGCATCGCGCGCTGCCTTGGGTGCCACTGTGGAGGCTGTACAGCGAGCAGTTGGGGTAGAAGTTGATGGTGTGTATGGCCCGATCACTAACGGGGCAGTGAATCGGCTATTAGATGGAGCGCAAAAGCCATGAGTCGCCATGTACAAAGCCCGCAGCTGGGCCCGCATGTGCGCAGGGGCCTGTATCTGTTTGTGGCTTTAGCGATCGCTGCGATTTCTGCTAGCGGGAGGATCAGCCAAGACCAGACGGCCACTGCCTATCAGGCACTTTCTGAGCTGGCAGGGCTGTCAACTGCCTTAATGGCTGCTCTGCATACAGGTGACGGTACGGTTTCTACTCGCCTGGCTAGGTGGCTGGATGCATCTACACGTAGACGGATCTATGCTGCAGTCGCTGGGTTACTCCCTCTGGCTGCTGCTGTAGGGCTGTCAGAATATGGCCTGGATGTAGAAAATGCTCAGCTGCTAGTTGCTCAGCTGTTAGGTGCTTTGGCGGCAGCCCTAGCTGCAGTCAACACCACGGTGTCTGAGTAAGCAGGAATAAGCATTTATGCGTTTCCTAATCAAAGTGGTAGCCGCTGCAGCTGTTTTGACCCCGTCAGCTGTGGCGGCTGGCCCCATGGGGCATCCCCCTCTGGATGGCTACGTAGTGGGGGCGGG